GCACAGATGGGTGTACTACGTGTAGACCATCCTGACATTGAAGAGTTTATCACAGCTAAGAACAACTCTGATACATTGACACAGTTCAATATATCTGTGGGTGTGACGGATGAGTTTATGAAAGCTGTGAAAGAAGACTTAGACTTTGATCTTAAGTTTGATGGACGTGTCTACAAAACTGTGAGTGCTACTGCACTATGGGATCAGATCCTACGTTCTACATGGGACTGGGCAGAGCCTGGTATCCTCTTCATTGATCGTATCAATAAGAAGAATAACCTATGGTATGCAGAAAAGATTGCTGCAACCAACCCATGTGGTGAGCAACCACTACCACCCAATGGTGCATGTCTACTTGGTTCATTCAACCTAACTAAGTATGTAGTGCAGCATGATGGTAAGTACGTCTTCAACATGAACCAACTACGTAATGACATTCCACATGTCGTAAGAGCTATGGATAATGTCGTAGATAGAGCAACGTATCCCCTGAAAGAACAGGAGTTAGAAGCCAAGAGTAAAAGACGTATGGGCCTTGGTGTTACTGGTGTAGCTAATGCTATCGAAGCACTAGGGTTTGAGTACGGCAGTGAGAGATTCCTGCAAACCCTTGAAGAAATCATGGGGGTGATTAGGAATGTTGCGTATCGTACATCTGTTGAGCTTGCTATGGAGAAAGGTCCGTTTCCTCTCTTTACTCAGGCTTATCTTGAGAGTGACTTTGCTAAGTCTCTTCCTGATGATATCCGTAATCTCATTAGTAATTATGGTATTCGTAACAGTCATTTGCTTTCTGTTGCTCCGACAGGAACTATCAGTCTGTCAGCCGACAACGTATCCTCAGGCATTGAACCAGTCTTCTCCCATTACTACGACAGAACTATCCAAACCTTCGATGGTCCAAGAACAGAGCGAGTAGAGGACTATGGTTATCGTGTCTTTGGTGTGAAGGGTAAGACTGCAGACGAACTGTCAGTGTTCGATCACGTCAAGGTGTTGAATGTAGCATCACGATTCGTAGACTCTGCATGTTCTAAGACCTGTAACGTAGGTGATGATGTGACATGGGAAGAGTTCAAGAAAGTTTACATGGATGCCTACGATGGTGGTTCTTCTGGTTGCACAACATTCAGAGCAGCAGGTAAGCGTTATGGAATCCTTAACGCCTCTACCTCTGAGGAGGTAGCAGAGGAGCCTGTGGTTGAGGAAACACAAGACTACGTAGAAGAAGGTGGTGCTTGTTACTTTGATCCTACCACTGGCCTACGTCAGTGTGAGTAGGAATCGTAGAAAGAAACTGGGTACTATCCCATCACCCTGCATAAAGGTCTGTCGTATCGAAGATGGTCTTTGTGTGGGGTGTAAAAGAACACTTGACGAAATAAGGGATTGGATGATACTGTCTGATTACGAGCAGCGTAAGCTTATTTATGAACTAAAGTGGAGACAATTTAATGGCTAAGGTACAGATTGTAGGATATTCTGTAGGTAATATTCAACCTTTAAAAAAGAAAACATCCCAATCAAAAAGAGTAAGTTCAATGAAGCTAGGTTCTATGAATAAGCACAAGCGAAGAGCAACAAAACCATATAGGGGTCAAGGCAAATGAAAGTTCACACACGTAAGTTTAGAAAGAATGTTTATGATGCAGTTGATGGTCCTTCTAAGGAAGCATTAATAAAAATATTAGAAGCTGACGGTCATCAGATAGTTTCGTCTGAAGAAGATTACTATGCTGATATTGTTTCTGTTAAAGACGGTACTACATATTATAATGAAGCAGAGCAAAAATCTTCATGGGAATATAACTGGCCTCCATCTTGGGCAGAAGTTAGAATCCCAGGTAGAAAAAGAAGATTAGTACAAAAGTATAATGATCAACTAGAAAACCTATACTTTTATGTATTTAATAAAACTTACGACAAGGCTTGGAAAATTAAAGGCACACAAATGAGGGATGAAACTATCCGTCAAGCATACGGAAAGAACATTCCTAACGGTGAAACTTTCTATCATATCCCCTACCTTGAAGCGGAGTTAGTTACAGTATGACTGAATGCGGAGTGTGTGGTAACCTATTAGATGATAACCTTGTATGTGGAGAATGTGAAGATATGTTTGATGCAGTTCAAAGACCTCAACACTATGGTCAAGGAGAGATTGAATGCATTGATTACATCAAAGACTTTCTTACCAGAGAAGAGTTTATAGGATACCTTCGAGGTAATATAGCAAAGTACATGCACCGTTGGCGATATAAAAACGGAACGCAAGACTTGGAGAAAGCTCAATGGTATCTAAAAAGATTAGTAGAAATAGCATAAATAAAAAAACCCTTGAGCAAGAAGCCCAAGAGTTTCTTAAATCAGACATTCCTAGTGAAGATATTTCAACTAGGGATTACTTTGCAGGTGCAGCCTTGTCAGGGTTACTAGCATCTGGAAAGTATTTACGATCAGACGAGATCGTTGATCAAGCATTCTGTTATTCCTGTCTGATGCTTGACTACAAAAAGACTAAAGATAAATCGTCTTAAACTAAACCCCCAGTTAATTCCTGGGGGTTTTCTTTTATCTTCTGATACCAGACTCTTCTTCTCTTGTTTTCTTTCTGGTGGATTCACCTTCAATAAAGGTTAAGATTAAACTTAACTGAGGAGGATCAAGCTCCCACAGTTTATCTTCTCTCACATCAAAGGCTTCCAATATTTCTTTGAGTCTTTTGTTTGTAGTCTTTTGTGTAATATCATAGATCAATCCAGCCTTTCTAGGTTCATCTGTTTTAGATCTTTTCAAAACTCTTTTTACATCTTTCTTTGCTGCTTCAAGAGCAAGACTTACTCTTTCTTCTTTGTCAGAAAGAGATAACTCTTCCCATCCTCTTTCAATAGTAACGTCAGCCCACATCTCCAAGTAGGGAAAGATATAATCTTTAACAACATTCTCTGCCTCAGGGAGACTATCAATACCATCCCTCCAGTTACTTCTTCCAATGTCATTAAATAGTTTCTCTATTGTTGTCGGTGCAGCTACAGCACGAGAGCCTACAAGTCTACCTAGATCAACACCTGCAGGGCTTTCCTGAGTTGCTGTTGCTTTCTCTTGTCTTCCTTCATTATATTCTTCCATTGCTTTTGAACCAAGCATGTTAAATATTTGATCAACATATCTGATGGTGTTGTTGAATGCTTCGTTACCTTGTTTCTTATCAAGTACAACATAGTCTTCACCCTGTGCAAAAGCTAGTGCTTGGTTGACTGGATCAGCAAACCTAGTGAAGCCTGAACCATACATAGCTATCCCTTCATTCATTAATCTAAGGGCGTTGTCTCCTGCTGCTGTACCGTCTAACTCAAAGATGTTTGTTAATAGTTCACTAAGAACTCTTTCCTGTGTACCTAAGTTTCTAAGGAAGCCTTGGACACCTTGCTCTTTAACTATTTTTAATAAGTCTTGAGGTATCTCACCGTCCCTAATTCTGTGTGCCATTACTCTTCCAAGGAGTTTAAAATGGCTGTAAGGGAAGTCGTATTGTCTGCTTACTACCTGACCATTAGACTGTCTTTCTTCATGCCAAGCAAGACCTTCCTCTAGGTTCTTCTTTTCTTTCATTGTCACTATGGCGGCAGCACCCCAGCCAGCAGCCATTCTAGCAAAACCTTCATATGGATCTTGCTCAATACCTGCCACCTTTCTGTACAACATTGTAGTACCTGAGTGTCTTGCTACAAAAGCTAAGGTGTTATTAAAGAACTGACCGAATGGTGCAATGGCACCAACTATAGGAATCTTTCTTGTGTCCTCTATGATCCCTGCAAATAGAGCAACAGGGTCACCCTTCCTTGCTTGTGCAGGGTTGGTGAAGGATCTAGAAAAGGTATTGTCTAAGGCATCAACAACAGCCTTAGTTTCAATCTTCATAAACTTTCTGTAAGCATCTGAAGCTGGATCAGATAAGTATTCCCACACATCGTCTTGAGCCATGAACTCATTGAATGACATGTCGTACTCTAGACGTACACCCTTATCAACAGCATACATAAACTCTTGTGTTTTAGTAAGGAAGTCTTGTGCCTTTACACCATAAAGAGTTTGTAGTTTTCTAGTTAGCTTTTCAAAACCAGACTCTGTTATCTTTTCCCCAGGGATGAGGTCAAGCTCTTTCATTACATCGTTTACTTCTACACCACCTATGATGTACCTA